TCTGCCAAAGTGGGACGCACAAAGTTGTCGGTAGGTGGACGAAAAATAGCCATCAGGTAATACTGTCTCCGAATCCTGCTGCGGTTAGTTCTTCCACCTCTGCATCGGTTAGGAAGTGATCCCTACCACCGTACCAAAGTTTCGCTACCTGACCAAGATCACGTTGATCCACAATCGTGTACTCACCGTTGGTTAGCTTGTAAAGGTTTCTGCCTCGAACACCCGAACGGTTGTAACGGCCTAAACGGTTAGCGACATCGCCACCACCGAAGTAACCGCCAGGGTAGTTGTAGGTGTATGGCACACGGAAGATGTGCGACTTTACCCATGTCGCTGACTCTGTGCCAGTACCCGAACCTGTGGCGGTACGGAAGTACAGGATGCCACCCAATGTGACTGATGTGCCTTCACCGGAACCTGTTGCGGTACGAATGTTGACAACAAGATCAACCGCATCCCCCGAACCTTCACCTGATCCCGTAGCAGTACGGATAGGGACACGGATGAACGTGACGCTAGAAGCCCCTGATCCGCTACCCACAGCCGTTCTAACAGGCGTAATCTGACCTGACGCTGTACCAGAGCCAACACCTGAACCTGTGGCTGTACGAGGCGCAATATGCAACCCCGTTGAATCCATCGTCCCAACACCCGAACCAGTTGCGGAACGGAGAAGAACAACGATGCGTGTCGCAGACTCCGAACCAGTACCACTACCCGTACCCTGCCGTTGACGCAACACCTGTGCCGAAGAAGAAGCAGTACCTAAACCGTCAGCTGTAGCAGTAACGGTGAGAACCGCACGAACACCCAAATAGAAACGACCGCCGAAACGGTAAGGGAAACTAAAGTCAGTTAACTGACCTAAACGAACCTGTGCCGATCCTGAAGCAACAGAAGCAGAACCATCACCAACACCAGTCGCGGTACGACTAACAACACGAAAATAGGTTGCCCGATAAAACGGGTGAGTATCAACAAACGGTTCGCTAAAACCTGTGACTGCTGTTTGCGCCATGAGGGGTTATCCCCTAACGGCTAGTCGAGCGACAGCGTGAGAGAAGTGATCTGAAAAGTATCGCCCGCCGTAACCGCAGCAGACGACGACAACGCTCCAGTCCACAAACAGTTACCACCAGTCGACGCATCCCACATAGACCAATGCGAATAAGTTTCAGTAGCAGCAACGTTCGTCCACTCCAAAGTCGCAGAAGTCGCGATAGAACCCGACGCTGCTGAAGCCCAAGCAGCAACCTTGCGAGTCGTCTCAGTAGCAGCGTTAGAAGTTCCAGCCTCACCAGCATCACCAGTATGCAACTTCACATACACGTTTGAAGGAATAGTCCAAGCAGTCTTGCCTGTGGTGTGTTCAAGGATTTTCAGTTCCGCATAATTAGAAATCGACATACAAACCTTTCGCTAAAAAGACTATACCAAATACAAAAAGTGGGGCAACCGAGCGAGGGGACTCGGCTACCCCACATCTTGTGGAGGGTTAACTCAATTAAGCGTTAACACCAATGCTGGATGACGACTCAATGCGACGCAACGATGCTTCGCGGAAGCGGCCATAGCCACCGAGCCAGTACCAACCGATTGGGTTGAAACGCATGAGCGAGTCAACAACAGGTCCACGAACTACCTTCGGAACCATGCCGTTTCCGTCAACCTGGCTGTAAGCCTTAGCCAACGCCTGACGACCCATGATGTGTGTGCAGTACACGTCAATCGTTCCAGTTGTGCTGGTTCCGTTTGATGCGTTAGCGAACACCTTTGCGCGAGGGGTTTCAATGAATCGTACTGATTCAAAGGTTCCGATCTCACCGTTGTAGATGTTTGCTGTGTCTACAGCAACGTGTGGGGCGTTCCATGATGCTGCACCGGTTTCACGGCGAAGGTCATAGGAAACGTCTGGGTGAATGTAACCCATGTAGTAACCATTGAAGGTTGCAACGTTTGCAGCACGTAGAGCAGCAGTCTGCTTACGGATGTCGTTGGCTTCAATGATGTCCTCAGCCTGAACCGTTACACGGCTTGAAGGATCAGATGATCCACCGCCACCGTAGGCAACGTTGTCACCGCCAGCAAGAACGTCGCGAACAACCTTGTCGATTGAGTCACCAGCGTTGTAACCGATAAGGTTCGCTGCTGCTGCATCAATGTCCAAGAACGAAGTTCCACGGAGCTTTGCGGTGGTGTTGATTGTGTTGCCGTATTCGGCAAGGGTTACAGTCACTTGGCTGTCACTCATCGCTACAGGTGTAACGTCAGTGGTTTCAGCAAGTGTGCTGGTTGCTTCTGCGAGGTCTGCGAAAATCGTGAAGATTACCGAAGAACCAGGCATTGACTGGTTGGTTGGTTGAACATCGGCTGCTTGGTCGAACAAGAGTTCTGAACGTAGGGCGAAATACGCCAAACGGTCATACGCTGCCTGGTCGGTGTCAACCGAACTTTGCTGGGTATAAGACATTTGTCTTTTCCTTTAGGGGTAGCCCCAAAGAATGTGAATCCAATGGGGAGTGATTAGTATTTTTCTGCTTCGGCTCTCGCCTGGGCCAGTAGTTGCATCACTTCATCCGCGGATTTTGCTTGTGCAATACGTTGAGCGTAATCAACAGGAGGTTCGCTTGTCTGTCCAGCTTTCGCTGCCTGTGCCACCCGATTCCATGACTGCTGTTCAGCAGCCCTTTCATTGTTCTGGCTAGGTATGAGACTTGCTTCTTCTGCTGCTTGTCGAATCGCCTCCGGTGTTAATTCACCGTCGTAGCCTTTAACGAAATACTTGTACTTCGGATCGTTGGGGTCTACGCCCGCTTTCACGAAGTTAAGTTCTCGTCGGGCTGCCTCTGCTGATGCTGCCTGCTCGCGTAAAGCCTTATTTTCGGCTTCAAGCTTTCGCAGGTGCGCTCGCACAGGGTCCTTCGATTGCTGCTGGTCTTGAACTACATCATCCTCAAACTCGTAGTTTGCATCTGACATGACCCACTCCTTCTGCCCACATTCGACTGGAGGTTATCGAATGGCTGCAAGTCTCACCCCTTTTGCACATTGAAATCGGGGGGTTTCCAATGGTGTCCGTAACCGAACATTAACAGTATACACACACCTCACTTGACAATGTCAAGTATCCTATTGTGCTTTACCCACCGAAGTAGAAATAGAGCCTGATGTTTCACCAGTTGTCCGAGCAAATGATCCACCGCCAGCGAACTCACCAGTACGGAGACGCTTACGACGTTCAATCTCTTGTTGCGAGGCGACATCAATCCCGAACGCCGCACCTGCCAGTTGTTCACCGGTCAGCGCAGTTTCACCCGCGAAAGTCTGTCGTAGTTCGCCTAAAGCACCGACTTCAGCGAAGCCTGCGCGAGCCTGCTGTTCAGTAATTCCACGGGATGCCAAGTTCTCTGCGAACTGTCCAGTCAACTGAATACCACCCTGCTCCAGACTTCTAGCAGCAATCTGAGCGGCCCTAGCCTGCTGTTTTAGCAGCGGGGCTGTGCGCTCTGGGTCAATAAAGTATGCAGCCAACTGACCTTCCGTGACCCCATACAAGGTTTGCATCTGACGCTTAACCTCTGGATCAGATTGGGCAACAACCGCATAACCCTGCTGAACACGATCCTGCAACTCAGACGGTGAAACATCACCCTCAATCAGTTTTGAAAAGTCATCGTTCTGGTCATAGAACCCTGGAGGTAAACCATTTGACTGCATAACTTGACGGTAAGAATCTTCAAGACCGATGTACTCGCCTGGGGAAAGTTCAGCCAATCCTTTTTTCATACGTGCAGCGTTGCCAGCGAAACGGGTTTTATATTGATCGGTGTCACGGATTGAGAACACCAACGCTTGCTCATTGTTGATGTCAACCAAACCTGATGTGTAGTTGCCCCACAAAACTTCTGCCAATGATTCCAAACCATAGGTAGAAAGAACTGCCTTGATCGTGTTACGTGCATCAGGGTTAGGCGAGAAAGCTGGTGCAGCAGGGGCAGGAGGTTCTGGTGGGGCGGCAGGTGAAACGTACGGCGCAGATTCGTCAAACACGCTTCTAGGGACACCGCCTGCGTACACCATTGAGTCACCGCCAGTTGCGACTTCTGGCATTTGGAAACCTGATGCAGCAAGATTCGCTTGACCTTCAGGAGTCTGAAAATATGCCGCTAATTCAGCGTTAAGGTTCTCTAAACCAAGACCGAAATCTACGCCACCAAAACCAATGTCGCTCATTATCGAACCTTTCCAAACGCTTTAGCAATAGTTAAAGCCAAAGACTGTGCATCCCTGTTAGCGGCCTTAGTGTTCTGATAGCCGTAACGCGGATCAGACTTAAGTTTCGCAACCCAATCACCCAAAGACATCTGACCTTTTTCAGCATTACCAAAAGCATCCAAGAACGGACCCTGGAACATATCAATCTGGTTAGGGTCACGCTCCAAAATCTGTGCAGCATACTGCTTATAGTTTTCGCTGATGTCCTTCAAGGACAGACCAGCATCAATCTGTGACGACAAATGAGGCAACACACCCTTAGCAGACGACTTCATTTTGTTCAACAACTCATCCTGCGAAATAGGTTTACCAGTACCAGGCATCGGCGCACCGGTAAGAACAGCCTGCAACTCAGCATCCGAAAGCGCATAGTTATAAGACTTCGCCAACTGTTTAATACTGTTCGCTTCAGCGGTGATCTGTGCTTTACCTGCCGGAAGCTGCCTTTTAGCAAAAGCTTTCTGCTCAGGTGTAGCAGTCTTAAAAAAGTTTGTTGCAGCCAACGCACCTTCAAGACGGGGGTCTTGATAGTTTTGAGCCACAGCATCAGCCAACACCTGTGCAACATCAGGACCGAATACACCGTTAGGGTCCAACAAATACGAATACGCAGGAAGATAGCGGTCGACCTTTGCTTTCAAATCGGCAGGATTCGCAACAGTCGTCGCCTTCTTTGCCTGTTCCTCGTCATACTCGCGCCCAAGTTCAGCACGTGTCTTAGTAGAACCAGCCTTAATCTTTGCGTCAATATACGCCTTACGAGGATTCTTTGCCTCAGCCACCGAGCATCCTTTCTAACACTTGTGCATATCCCGCAAACTGGACAGCATCAGCCTCATCCTGATTACCAGCCTCGATCTTCTTCTGTGCAAAAGCAGCAGCAGTAGGGGCCTGCTCAGCTACACCAGCCTGCGACTTCTGACCGGCAAGCTCAACACCCTGATAAGTCTTAACCAACTTGTCCAGTTCTTCGGTATCCAAAGTACGACCCAACACGTTCTGCGAAACCTTGTCAAAAACATTCTGCAAGTCCGTTGCGGCAGTCATGCGATACTTCTTCAACGCACCAGTACCACCCGAATACGGGAACTTCTTTGAACGTTCCAACGCCTGCTCAACGCTAATGAAGCTTTGGTTAGCGTCAACCAACGCCCGCTTGTATGCGTCAAGAGTTGACTGGCGAACGATACCTGGCTGATATGACTCACCCAAAAAGTACCCGCCAGAAGCAAGACGTTTCTGCCAAGCAATAACTTCCTCGGCATCCCAAGTAGCGATATTTTGTTCATCACCTTCAAAATATTGTGGGAGAACTTGCTCCCCACCAACAGTTTTACGTGGCCCCTCATACTGGATAAGACGACCGCCCTCAAAAACGCCACTACCCTCAAAGCCAAGAATGTCCTTGCCTGGTCCACCAAAGCCAAGTGAACCTTGAACGGCGGCAATAATCGCTTGCGTTTCAGGGGACAACGGAACGGTTGTTGACGGGGCTGGTCCAACTGGCGGAGGGGTAGTTGTAGAAGTTGAGCCACTCTGTTTAGGTCTTGGAGCCATTACGGTAACTGTCCTGTCTGAGCCAATAGTTTTTCTTGTTCGGTGAGAGTCTTAAATTCTCTGGATAGAACACTATCCCACACGCCCTGGAACGCTGGATTTTTCTCAGCAATTTGATCCCCAATAATCTTCAAAGCCTCACGTTCGGCAATACCACCACGGTTGTTGCGCCAAGAGTTGACGCTGGTAAGACCAGAACCACGAGTAATCACATTTACAATCGCATTACGTTGAGCCAAATACTCTTTCAATGGAGCCATGACCGGCAAGTTAGCCAATTTCGGGTCAATAGATGCCTTGACAATCGAGTTCACCGAGTTGACGATCTCATCGTTGTATTCCTGAAACGCAAGTGTCCTATTCCAACTCGGCAACGATGACTTGATTTGCGCTTCCATAAGGCTCAAAGCGTAGGATTTGAGAGGGGTTTCGCCCAAAGCCTGCGTCAGTTCACGATCATATTTGTTGTAACGGAAGTTCCCCCACATCTGTTCAATCTGGGCAGCAATTTCTTCTTTCGGCAAAGCAACAAGTTCGCCTGCACGTTTCTGAATGTTGTAAATCTTTTGGTCAAACTCGTTTGTGTTCGGTCCGAAATAGCCTGCAACATCTGGGTAGCGTCTAAACAAATCTTCGTTTTCGTTTTTGAACTTGTAAAACTCTTTACTGGATTCTGAACCAGGCACAGTACTTTCGCTGATAGAAGCCAGATATGGTAGGACAAGATCACCATACTGGTTCACTACACCATCGATTTGATCTTGGAATGTGCCGCCCTTATCACGAATATCGTTTTCTGTTTTTCGGATACTGTCCAACAGAACACCGAGCGGGACCAGTTTGCTGTCTTGTTCTGCATAGAACTGGCTGATTGGTGCGCCAGGGGAGAAGAACTGTGTCAGACCGCGCAACCACCACAAGGTGTTGCCTTTGTCCTGTGATGCTTGCATCGCTTCACGAACACCAGCTTCGTCTTGTGTGTATTTACCTGAAGCAAGTTCAGCCATGAACGCCCTGCTCTGCAAAGTTTTATACACAGGGTCATTGTTCGGGTTGCCCAAGAACTGTGACACTCGCTCAAATGGTGTTCCAGCAGCCAAACCTTGTGCGAAACGCTGGATAGCCAAAGGAGTGAAATAGTCTTGCAATTCGTTAGATGGCTCACCGTAAGGGATGAATACCTTATTTAGTCTGTCCCAAACCTCACCTTGTCTGTTAGGGATAGCGGTGTAGGTCAAAGCAACATACGGACCAACCGACGGGATGACGCTTGTAGCCATCGACAAAGAACCGACGCTCACTTTGTAGTCAAATGGGATACCAGTCAACGCTCGCGCTGCGCCACCGACAAGTGGATAATTGAAACTCAAAGACCCTGTTTGCGGATCACGATAGACAAAACCTTCGTTCTTGCCATCTTGGTCAATATCCCCTGGGCCAATGATGTTGGTTTCACCAGGTCCACCAATTTGCAAGTTCCCTAAAGCCTCAGCAGCTTTATCAATCTTGTGGGTGGCAAGAGGGTTGATTGCAGTTTTTGCTAACTGGACGCTAACTTCACGGAAAGCATCGAAGAATGGGAACAAGATTCTGTGGTTGTAGCCAAACAAAGTTTTCTTGCGTGAGTCGAACAACAGGTTGATCGTGTCTTCAACTGCTCGATAACCAGCAAGGTTGTCAAGTTTTTCTAATGTGCCAGTGCCTTTAGCCCGTGGAATGTTGTCAAGGATATTTTCGACGACGTGCTGTGGGAGGTTCAGATCAGGTAAAGAAGTCTTCAGCTTTAGTGCTTCTTCCTTGCTGAGTAACGGAACCATGTCGGCAATCAAATTCCATTTACGTGCGTTAAACATTGGAACTCTAGCGAACCTGTCCGATGCTCGGCCATAAGCGTTTTGCATAAACCAACTAAAAATTCCAGCAGATTTTTCTTCATCAAACTGTGAAACACGGGGGAACACCATTGTTGCTTCTGGGGCTTTAGACCATTCAGCAAAAATAGGTGTAGCCAGATCATCAGGATCACCGGCTTTTAGCAAGCTCATAAACTCTGCTGATGGGATGTTCCCGTATGCGGTTCTGCGGCCAAGGGAGAATGTTTCACCGCCAATAATTACACCGTTGTTAGCGATAGCACCCAACAATTTAGGGTGTCCGCCAGTTACCTGTTGCAAGTCATCCACCACATACTCAACATATTTTCTTGCACCCGCAAGAGTGTCCCATTCGTAATCTGGACTCAACTTACCCAAGCCTTTGAAATACGATTCATAAGGTTTCCTTAACGAACCCTCAAACATTTCATTAGCCAGTTTTTCCAAAGCACCACGGGAACCTGTCTGCAAAGCGCGAGCAACAGCAGAACCCAACACATCAGCACCACGATCAATAGATGCCTGAGCAACACCCTTCAACCACAAGGTAGGGTTTTCACTTCTGAAAACGGTTTGCTGCGAACTTGCCCGAACATGACCAGCAACAAGATTTCCTAAAGCGGTGTCACCAGCTTTGGTTGGAGATGGTCCGATCATCACATCACGGGCTGAAGCAACCTCGGATTCCAGGATCAAATCAATTTCATCAAGACGTGCCTGCTCAGCAGCAACATCAATCTTGTCCAGTTTGCGACGCAACTTGTCAGCCAACTTGGTATTGCCCAATCTTTCCGCCCTCTCAATTCGAGCTGGCAAAACGTTCAACGCCTCGTCAAGTTTCAATGCAATATCATCAGCCTCAGATATTCGTGGCATGACCCGACCATAAATGTCTTTATTCATGCGACCAGAAAAGATTTCTGCAACATAACCAAACTCGTTACCAAACTGTCCGGACAAAGAGTTACGCATCATTTCTTCTGGGACAACACGAAGCACGTAACGGCCAGAAAAAAGAACCGCTTTTTTCCAAACAGTCTGCAACCAGAAAGCCTTAGCCATCGCATTATCAAGAACATCCAATGTTTGACCCATGCCAGGGGTAACACGGGCAAGCAGTGAATACTCAGCCCAATCGGAAGTCAGATCAAGAAGTTGGTCAAGTTCGTCCGTATCAAACGGCAACAGGCTGATGTCATTTGTTCTTTGTTGAGCCAAATACATCGGCCCCATACCGTTGCCCTCCAAGTAGTCAAGGGTCACACCTTTGCCAACATCGTCCCAAACATAACGCACGATTTCTTCTTCTCGTGAAACCAAAAATGTTGAAGCCTTACGAACCGCCTCCTCGATCTCTGCCACAAGTTCAGTTCGACGCTTCATCGTGACACGTTCAAAAGGAGTCATCTCCTCAAACGTTTTCTTCAAAGGTGCTTTTAGCTTGTCAACTACTGGTTGAATTTTTTCTTTGATAACCACGTTTTTGAATTCTTTGGCGAAGTCAAACAGATCGCCACGGATCAATGCCGCATCATCCTGAGACACGATCCTGATGTATTCGTTCATCAAAGCCGATCTAGCGTCATCTGGGGTTTTAAGAATAATCATCGTGTCGTGAAGGTGGTTCGCTCCAGCAGCCAAATCGTTAATCGGCAAAACATTTGATCGTGGCAGAGTCGCTGCCATACGGGAGTTTTTAGAAATCAACTGTTTGGTCCGATAACCAGCTTCACCAATTACGTTGCCACTCCAACCAGGCAAACCACCAGGAGCTATATTCTCCAGTGGATCGAGACTTGCCCTCGCAGCATCAAACACAGCCTCAACCGCTTCGGGAGTGGTCGCTTCAGAAAGCTTCTGTGCCAAACGAGGCGACTTTCCTTTAAGGAACTTCATCCAAATTTCGTAAGCATTTCCTTCAGACGCAATAGCTTTGAATGTGTTTTGACCACGACCGGAAATTTTCCAAAGCGAATACGGTTCGGCAGCAACGCTCTTGTACGCAGCATCGATAAGACCATGTTCATCCAAATATCCCTGTGCCTGAGCAATTTCTTCTGCCGTTATTTCGAGTCTGTCGCCTTGACGGATAAGTTCGGCAGCGCGGACGGTAGGCAACATTTCACCAGTTCTGGCTGATCTAACTTTTAGTTTTGACGGGGACAAAACAACTCTTGCACGATGCTGACCATAGTCAGAGTTGATTCTCACACCACCGTCATAACTGATCGCATCAACACCTTTCAACTTGAACCAGTCGTTAACAACATCTAAGGTGCGAGTTTCGTAAGGAATAACATCTGGTTGGAATTTTTCCAACTTCAAATCAGAAATTCCACTTCTATCTAACTTTAATTTCATTCCCCTAAATGGGCCAACGTCGCCAATATCAAAATTTAAGTCAACGCCAAGACGCAACCTATACAAAGTCTGGTCCACAAATTCTTCAAAAACATTATCCGTTATTCCAGAATATGCAAGGACAGCCTTTGCGCGGCTTGGCAAATCTTCAAAATTTGGTATTGATTTTATTTTTGACAAGTCAAAAGGAACGCCAGCCCTACCCTCAAAGGCTTTTGTCATTTCCTTCAGTTCATCAATAAAATTTTGAAATTCTTTTGCAACTTCTCTAAACTCAGAAACCGTTTCATCGAACATGGCTTTATCAAGTTTTAAGCCTTGAAATTCAGAAGCAGATGCCGCAGTTTTTCGTTGAATAAATTTTTGTGCAACAGAAGAAAATCGTTCTTGCAAAGATTGCGCTTCATCTATCTTTTGAGCAATAAAAGGACCAGCTTCGGAATCTTCAAGAAATTGCGCCCACTGTTCAATTTGCCTTTGCAAAGCCTGGACTGGTGCTGGCCTATAATTTGATGCAGATGTTGGGTTGTCTATTGCAAAAGAAAGAGATTCACCTTTAACTGAATATGCAATACCTGAACTTTCGATAAATCCAGTTTCAGGGTTTACAACAGTTTCCGTACTCACATACATTTCATCACCGAAATTTACAAATGGTGCTTGATCTATCGAATCATCAAACAGGTAACGCAATTTTCTTTGAGCAAAAAACCCTCTTACTCGTTCATTGATTGACAATTGATTCTTTAACCAAGATTCAGGCATGGCAAGCAAATTTCTTACATCAACAAGTTTTCCAGTGTCGTTGATCCCCCTAAAGAAATCTTCAGGGTTAGGGGGAAGTCGCAAACCACCCGGCAAGGGATCAAAACCCAACTCGACAAGTTTTCTTTCAATTTCAAGCAAATTTTCTGGTGTGTAACCAAGTTCTTGTACTGCTGCACGAAGGTTCCACGGAATATTTGGATCAGTGGGCCAAGCGTCCTCGCCGTTTATTGTCAAAAAGTTTTCCGTTGGTGTTTCAAACTCGTACACCATCGCTTCGCCAGGAACGGTGCTAACTTTAGGAACGGTTACTTGTTCATCTCCAAGATTGAGCAGGCGAGTTCCTGACCTTGTTTCCACATTGTATGACGTAGCAAGTGGTGAAAGGTCTGTGTCATAAAGTCCAGGACCAATCAAGTTCCCTACGTTTGTTGGACCGTCTGGCCCAATGTCAAGAAATTGGTCTAATGGTTGTCCGCCGCGAGCAATAATGTTCCTGTCACCAGACCAAGTGATTCCTGGTTGACGGGTAACAAGACTTACAGCGGCTTCAGATAGTTGTGAAGCCTCGTCAATCATTGATATAACTTCGTCGGCTTTAGCAATAGTTTCAGGTGTCAAAGCAACTCCAGCCTTGACCAGTTTTCTTGTTGCCGAAGCAGATGCAGCAGATGCGGTAACTGCCTCTGGTAAAGAACGTAAAACTTTAGGAGCTTGGACTGCGTTCAATGGGTCCATAAATACTTGAAAACCCATGTCAGTTGTGCCACTTATCAAACTGTGGATGTCATCACCAGCTTCGTACACGTCGGCTATCACACCTAATGCAGCAATTGTGCGACCCACCGTTGCTGTCTGACCATATATTTTTGGACGCAAACGTTCTTCAAGTTTGTTACGCGCTTCTTCGGCTGGACCACCTGGCAAATAACCTTCACCAGTAGATTTGTTTTGAAGCAAGGTTGTGTTAGTAATAATGCCTTGCATCTGCTCCCAAATACTTGCGTCAGAAGCAGTAACTATTGAACTATCTTCATTCAAAATCAACGCCGGAGAAAACATAATTAAGTTTTCAATAATTTGTATTGGAGCCATAGCCACAGTCAGCGTTTGTCTCAATGGGTCACGGACCATCGTGTTCCATGCAGTCGATCCAGCAGAAGCAGAAATTGACAAAGTTTTTCCTACAACATTTTCTGCCCATTCGGTGTATGGAATTGCGTCAACAGTTTTAGAAGTCGCTTTTGCTATTTGTGAGCCACCATAATTTTTGAAATAAACAAACGGAGTTTTAACAACAGTTTTGATGTCGTTAGCAAATCTCCCGCCGATATATTCCTGAACACCAAACCCTCCGGTGCTTACATCGGTGATGGTTCCAGGGTTGAATCCACCTTGAAACTGTTGCTTTGGAACGAACTTCCATTTGCCGTTTTTCTTGATGTATGCACCGTCGCCCATTGGCATACGGTTTTTATTGGCGTTGATTGTTGCAAGCCTGTCTGAAACTGTTTGCTGCCCACGCTCGCCAACTCTTTCTGTTGGTGCAGCAGTAGAAGGTTTGAAACCTGCGCCCTCTAAAGCAGCAGAAATGTTTGCGGCTTGTTGAACATTTTTTGCTGATGGGGCAGCAGAAACAGCGGCCATTTCCTGAAGTTGCGTAACCTGGGGTGGCTGGTATGTCGCTGGAATTGCGGGACCCAACTTAGGTGGGTTTGATGCAGGAGCAATAGGTAAAGATTGTTGTTCCTCTGGTGTCTTGTTCTGTTTCTTCACCAATTTATTGCCACCTTTGGAACATACTTATCCCGATACTGTTGGCGCATCATGTGAGGGGTCAAACCGCTAGACATTGACTCTTTAGCGGAAACCTTAGAAACTTCACGCAACATCGACTCTTGACCGGACAAAACCATAGGCACAAGAATTTCTGGTGCAACCCAATGATATTGAGCGTAAGCCCGTCCCAAAGCCTCAGCCATTTTCTCATCGTACATCTCTTGATACTGCTTAACCCGTTTCTGAGATTCGTTGTATGAATCAACTTCGGATCGTATCTTCAGCGCATCCTCTAAGTTCATCCTGCTTCCAATGCGGTCATCAAAGCCATCAGATTAGGATTCGGATACATCGAATAAATTGCGCGAACACGCTCAACCAAATCTTGTTTGCTACCTGATGCTGGTGAAGTGTTTGGTTGGATGCCTGCCATTGTTGGTCCAGGTCCAGCACCAAATGGTGCGCCAGCGGTAACAGGTTCGGCAGGGCGTTCGCTTCCGCGTGTTAACGCACCGATAGTCCCAGGTCGCACAGGTGCGGCTTCTGTTGGTGATGCACCCATTGGTACAGCGCGTTGAGCGTTCATTTGCTCTGTTGCTTTCCCATAGGTTTGACCCGTTGCAGCTTGAATAGCCATGCGGTTAGTCCCTGCTTGTACGTCGCTCATTTACCCTCCGAGTTGTGCAAGTAGTTGATCGATTGGTGGTGCGCCCTGCGGACCTGGTGGTGGACCCATTGGTTGCTGTCCGCCCATCTGTGGCATCGCAAGACCTGGCATCGTTTCAGGTGCGCCTGCTGGTGCAGGTGTTGCTTGACGATCTTTAGCGCGTTGATCTGTACGACGCACAGCATCAAACAGCGGTACGTCTTGCTCGACAACAAGCTTGGTTAGATATGCCAAATCTTCTGGCTGATACGGACCATTAGGGTCCGAAGCCTGTTGTTGAATACTCGCAAGTAAAGCACTCTCAACTCCTTCTGCGATGATGCGGTCATGTTCTAGGTCTGGATCGCTGATAAGCGGGTCGGCTTCACGAGCGGATTCTTTAGACATAAGTCCTGTTCCGAGTCGTTGACCGAGGCCGACTATCAGCGAGTTCACATCGGAGCCTGCCGCAGAGTATGCGACATAGTGGAAATCTGTTTGCCAAAGTTTGTTTGGCGTATAGGTTTCTTCACCGGCGGATGATTTGCGTCCGAAGAAGAAAGACTTTTCTTGGTTGCCCCAATACGCTTTCTCGATAGCGATAGCAACTTTGTCTTCTTCCAAGATGGATTGTTCAAACGTTGATTGTGCTTCTTGTACACGGAAGTCAACTGTTGCTGACAACACGGATTCCCCACGGCGACCAGTACGAATGTTGGATGCTGACTCTCCACCGAACTCGGCAGGGATAGCACCCTCTAAACGTTCCTGTCGTTCCAAACGATCAAGCGCAGTATCAGTCTTATAACCTGGGTTGAGTTGCAACTGTTGAATGTCGCCACCCTTAACAACACCAAGTTGTCCGGCTTTACCATCAGCGACCTGCAAAATTTCAGGGTTCTCACCAGGTCGAGCGATCAGATATTCTTCAGGGAAGATACCGCGCTCAATAGCGATCTCAGTTAAGGCTTGTAGTCGTGCGCGGGTGTAATACATTCCCATCACACCATCAAACTGTCCGCGAGGCTTATCAAGGGTAATGCGGTTAGCAACGATTGCTAGTGGTATACCTGTACGGTTCGGGATGTATTCAAGCATCATCGCCTCTACACCAGCACGTTCACCAACAGTCAGGTTCGGTGAGTCCTCTGCGCCAAGAACGATCAGCTGGATGCAGTCTGGGGAAACATATTCGAGCATCGTGTATTTGGTGTCGGCAGCAATTTTGCCTAAACGCAGTTTCCCTAATACAAGTTCACCATAGTTTTGTAGCAGGTAACTTGCGCTGGCACGATACGTGAAAATGCAGTCCTGTGGTAGCGGATCATCAGGATCATCTACAGGTGCAGCGAAAGTGTCCAACGGGTTACGCACCGACCACACAGGCATCAAAGTTTTGAAGTCAGGTTTAATAACTACGGCAGATTGGGAGTAGCCGAGGAGGTGTCGTGCGCGTCGACGCATTTTCATTTGCATACGGTTGTGATCCCAAATGGACAACATCGCACGTTTACGCATACGGGCAGATGACTTAGAGCGTTCTGAGCCTTCTTTGATCGGTGGGAAGTATGGGGATGGCATTGTTGATGTCACACGCATCGACATCTGATCCAACCCTTGTACCAGCAGGTTCGCTACCGAAGATTTAGCGTTCTTGTCAAGTTCGTTCAATGGAACGATCACGTCGCCGTTCGCTAGATCGCGTACACGACGCATCTGTTCTTGAACGGGACCTTGATTTCTACGGCGTTGTTCGTAGAGTTGGACGATTTCTTCAGTGGTTAACACTGAACCTACTTCTTCTTGATAGATGATTGCTTTTTAGGAGAAGGTTTTGCATCAGCACGACCAGGTTTGACCGTGGTGTAACCCTTGAATTTTGTACCTGGGTACATCATCTCTTGTGTTCGTGAAGTGTTGAAAGCTTGTTTTTGCACTGAAGGCGATGCCCACTTGCCATCTGGCTTGTTTGATAGTGCGCCAAGTTTTGTTCGCGCAGATTGTGCAGTCATACGAGCCGACTGTGCTTTCTTCGCTTTTTCCGATGCACCGCTACTTGTTTTCTTCTTTGCTGCCATAAAACCTCAGTTCGCGTAAGTCCTATAAAGGTATCATACGAGCCAAGACGGTCGCCATTTCTTTTGTGGCCGTTGAACAGGCGACAAGTTAGGTAAATGCAACATCGCCATCCAACACGCCATCACAAGGTCAGTACCATTCTTCTTATCCCTAGTCCACGATGAGTGTTCTTCGATGAAGGCTAGAGTTTTCCAGTTCTCCCGCATAGATGGGGTACGAATCGCACCGGAACGAAACAACTGTGGAAGCAACGCTTCCACACCAAGATTTTCGTCAATCTTGTTACGGCTAGTGGTGTGTGCGATCACGTTTACGTTGTGGCGGGACTGCCATTTGCGAACAAAGTCATGTGCCAACAAGAATCGTTGCGCTGCGTTCACCTCAACTACCCAATGTGAGATCGGGTAGCCCATGTCCATAGCCCTGTTCTGCCAATCTTCCATGATTCCTGAGTAGTC